CCAGCGGCACCACCATGTCAGCGATGCGGCTTGCCTATAACGGGCATCGTCACAGAGAGAACGGTCAGGGCAGTAACACCGACAAACCTGATAAAGCGATGGAGGCATGATGGAACTGTGGCTGACGGTGAACGGTAAACGCACCTGCGCCAGCGCACCGCTGGATCCGCTGACCCGCGCCGTGGTGATTTCCCTGTTTACCTGGCGGCGGGCGGAGCCTGATGACAACGCCGACGTCCCGATGGGATGGTGGGGGGATACCTGGCCTGCGGTACAGAATGACCGTTACGGCTCCCGACTGTGGCTGCTTCAGCGCAGCAAACTGACCAATCAGCTGGTGCTGACGGTAAGGGGGTATATCCGCGAATGCCTGCAATGGATGATTGATGACGGCGTGGTGTCCCGTATTGATCTGGATATCCGCCGCACCGGGATTAATGAACTGGGTAACAGTATCACTCTCTGGCGTCGTGACGGACCGGTAATGATTTCTTTTGATGATCTGTGGAGTGCGATAACGCATGGCGGACAGTGAATTTCAGCGCCCGACGCTGGCTGAAAATATCAGTATGCTCCGTAACGATTTATTCGCCAGGCTGGACGTCAGCGACACGCTCCGGCGCATGGATGAAGACGTGCGGGCAAAGGTGTATGCGGCGGCGCTGCATACGGTTTACGGGTACATCGATTATCTGGCAATGAACATGCTGCCTGACCTGTGCGATGAGTCCTGGCTGGCGCGACATGCTGCGATGAAACGGTGTCCGCGCAAGGGGGCCACGGCTGCCAGCGGGTATATGCGCTGGGAAGGTGTCAGCGATGGCCTGAAGGTGACCGCCGGGAGTGTTATTCAGCGCGATGACCTGGTTCAGTATACTGCAACTGCCGATGCAACCAGCTCCGGTGGTGTCCTGCGCGTGCCGATCGCCTGCTCAAATGCAGGCGCGGTCGGTAACGCTGACGACGGTACGGCATTAATCCTGGTCACGCCGGTGAATGGTCTGCCGTCTTCCGGTGTGGCTGACACCCTGACAGGCGGATTTGATACTGAAGAGCTGGAAACGTGGCGCGCCCGCGTCATTGAGCGGTATTACTGGACGCCGCAGGGCGGGGCTGACGGGGACTATGTCGTATGGGCTAAAGAAGTGCCCGGCATTACCCGCGCATGGACATACCGTCACTGGATGGGAACGGGAACTGTCGGTGTGATGATTGCCAGCAGTGACCTGATTAATCCCATTCCGGAAGAATCAACGGAAACGGCGGCAAGACAACATATCGGGCCACTGGCCCCGGTGGCAGGCTCTGATTTGTATGTGTTCAGGCCGGTGGCACATACGGTGGATTTTCATATCCGCGTGACGCCGGACACACCGGAAATACGGGCTGCCATCACCGCGGAGTTGCGTTCGTTCCTGCTGCGTGATGGTTATCCGCAGGGAGAACTGAAGGTATCGCGTATCAGTGAGGCGATTTCCGGTGCGAACGGGGAATACAGCCATCAGTTGCTTGCACCGGCAGACAATATCTCCATTGCAAAAAATGAACTGGCGGTACTGGGGACGATTTCATGGACGTGACAAACGATGATTACATCCGTCTGTTGTCGGCACTGTTGCCCCCCGGTCCGGCGTGGTCAGCCAGCGATCCGGCGATTGCCGGTGCGGCACCGTCATTAACCCGCGTTCATCAGCGTGCGGATGCCCTGATGCGGGAGCTGGATCCGCGCACCACCACTGAACTGATAAACCGCTGGGAGCGTCTGTGCGGTCTGCCGGATGAATGTATTCCCGCAGGGACACAGACCCTTCGCCAGCGTCAGCAACGGCTGGATGCGAAGGTTAACCTGGCGGGCGGCATCAACGAGAATTTTTATCTTGCACAGCTTGCTGCCCTGGGCAGACCAGACGCTACCATCACGCGATACGACAAAAGCACGTTCACCTGCTCATCGGCCTGTACTGACGCGGTGAATGCGCCGGAATGGCGGTATTACTGGCAGGTCAACATGCCAGCCGCCACAAACACCACCTGGATGACATGTGGCGATCCCTGTGATTCCGCGCTGCGTATCTGGGGCGACACCGTTGTCGAATGTGTGCTTAACAAACTCTGCCCGTCGCATACCTACGTAATTTTTAAATATCCGGAGTAATCCATGCATCGTATAGACACGAAAACCGCGCAGAAGGATAAGTTCGGCGCGGGTAAGAACGGTTTTACCCGTGGTAACCCCCAGACTGGCACACCTGCCACCGATCTGGATGATGACTACTTTGATATGTTGCAGGAGGAGCTTTGCAGCGTGGTGGAGGCATCCGGTGCCAGCCTGGAGAAGGGGCGGCACGATCAGTTGCTTACCGCACTTCGCGCGCTGCTGTTAAGCCGCAAGAATCCGTTTGGCGATATCAAATCGGATGGCACTGTGCAAACGGCTCTCGAAAACCTTGGTTTGGGAGAAGCCACATTTGGCGCTCAAAATTGCGCTGTATTTGATAATGCAGGCGTCAGCACCTGGAATGTTCCTGACATAGTGAAAAAGGGCCGACGCGTCAGGGTGAAGGTTATCGGCGGTGGCGGGTCTGGCGGTTACCCGTCGATAAGCTCAACGAACGCTGCCGGTGGCGGCGGCGGTGGCGGCGGTGGTGTGAGCGAGTCCGTCATTGACTTAACAGGTATTGACACCGTCACAATCACTGTAGGCAGTGGTGGAAAAGGTCAAAATACGTCAGCAAGAAACGGAAATCCTGGTGGCACCAGTAGTTTTGGCACATATCTCTCGGCAACAGGCGGATATGGTGGAGGTCAGATATCCGGAGGAGTGGGGGGAGAAGGTGTGGGGGGGCAGATAAATACGTCTCTTGGCCCAGGCTCTCCTGGTGCATCAATGATAGCAGGCACTGATTCGGCTGTCGGAGGTAGTGGCGGTGGTCCTGGCGGGCATGGACAGGTTTTAGATTCGGCGGGGAATGTTGGCAGTAATGCAAAAGGTCCTGGCGGTGGTGGCGCTGGGTTGGCAACGAAAAAGACTGGCGGAGTTACTGGTGCTGGTCATAGCGGGATTGTAATTATTTATTGGTGAGGTATAAATTATGTGGGCACGAATTGAAAACAACGTGGTAATGGAGTTAACTGATATAGACCCAACGGGTAGATATCATGACTCGTTAATCTGGGTTGAATGCCCTCCTGACACTCAGCGTGGCTATATATACAATAGCGGCGAATTTACGCCTCCACCGGAGGTGGCAGCCAGTTGATATCGAAGGCATTCAGAATGTTATGCCACGTTAAAAATTCTGCAGATTCATCACATTATTCAGTCATTCTTCAAAGTAAATGGCTAATTACGACAATGTTAAATTTCAGCTTTGAAGTGCCATTGGCTATCTTTCTTGCATATTCATCAGTAAGTAGCTTCAATAGACTGCCTTCACATTCTGGAAGGCATATTTTGCTTTGGTCATCTTTCTGAATTTCCAGACACCTGACTCGATAGTGTCGAGATACTATCTTTACTCGTGAGAGTTAGGTTGGACCAGATTGCTTTATCGAAACTAAAGGATTGAGACAAGTGTCATTCTTTTTTAAGTCTTTTACCTGAATGACACTAAATCTTTAATACTACTGATAATTTCCTTTAGATATTCTTGTCGAGTGGTTATCTAAATGTTTTGATATACTTGAGATAATATCTGTGTCTGAAGTTGAACAATACATCTCCCGGGTAAATATTACCATTGCTCTCAACGAGTCCTTTGTTTTCTTTCGAGGTGAAAGATATCGTTCTTTTTATTTTTAACTCATTAAATTTCATTACATCCATGTAACTTCCATCTCTATCACACATTTTAAAAACAACTCTATCAAGGCCATGTGATGATATAAAAGATTGAAGTCTTTTTATTCTTCTATTCCATTTATCCATGGCTTCTGCCCTTGAGTTATAATGCATAAAGTATATTTTTACTCCATCCACAAATGCAACGGGGAAATTATGCTCTGTATTAATGAAATCGCTTTCAACAATGTCTCTTGATAAAAAATGCTCCAAATTAATACACATTTCAACAAAATCAGATGCTGTGATGTACAGGCCGATAAAGGGAGTATTATATTCAAGTCCTATATTTTTATATAGTCTATAGCCCCAGCAGTTATTGGATACAATAGCGAAAGGACGGGTTATTAAAATTTTGTCCAGAAAGTCAAATAATCCAGTTTTGTGCAATATCTTATCTACCAACATGTCATAATCCTTATGTTGTTTTATAGTGTATAATGTGAGTTTGTTATTTTTTAAATTGCAATTAAATATTAGATAAATTTAATTGTCGTACATATAGAATATTATATGAATAAACCCAAAAAAACAACCAACCTAAAGGCTTTACTCTCGCCATATTATGTGAGTTGGATAATTGTACGGCGATATAGGTGGATCACACCACCTTTTCATCGATCCAATCCGCCCACCATTGCATCATTTCTCTGCGCTTATCGAGATACTGAGCATGGTTGTAAATCCCGCGCACAGATCCGCCGTTGGCATGTGCCAGTTGCATTTCAATGGCGTCTGCAGGCCATTCGTGCTCGTTCATAATCGTGCTGAATTCATGCCTGAATCCGTGACCGCTTTCCAGACCCTCATAGCCGATTTGTTTGATCACAAGTAGCACCGCGTTCTCGCAGATTGGCTTTTTCTTATCGTTGCGCCCGGCAAAAACAAACTCTGATACTGGTTTGGTGATAGAGCTTAGCGTAGTGAGAAGTTCAACTACCTGGTCTGACATAGGAACCACATGAATTTTGCGACCCTTCATCACACTGGCGTCGATGGTGATAATCCTGTTTTCAAAATCGACGTTCTTCCATAGCATGGAACGAAGCTCTTTCGTTCTTAGGGCTGTGTAGCGTAAAACTTTTGTCGCAATGAGCGATACGATACTTCCTGAAAATGTTGCAAGTGCTTTGTTGAATGCCGGGATCTGGTCTGCAGGTAAAAACGGGAAGTTCTTCTTGCGGTATCCTTTCATGGCGTCTGCAAGGTCAGGTGCCGGGTTATATTTAGCCCTTCCGGTGACAATAGCGTAACGGAAAACCTCGCCGCATCTTCTGCGGGCTTTGTTGGCTCGCTCCATTGCACCGCGATCTTCAAATCTGCGGATTACTTCCAGCAGTTGCATCGGCTCAATATCCTGAATTTCAAGGCTGCCGATGATGGGTAAAATGTCGTCATCAAACATTTTTGCAAGTTCAGTCGCATACCCTACTGACCATACTTGCTTCTTGTGATCGTACCATTCCTTGTAAATCGCACTAAAGGAATTGTTGTTAGACGAAGCCTTTTTCGCCTTTACCGGATCGATGCCAACCGAGATATCTTTCCTCGCAGTCCATGCTTTACCCCTTGCCTCCTGCAAAGTCATAAGCGGATATTTTCCGACGGTCAGGATTTTCTCCTTACCGCCAATCTTGTAGCGAAGCTGCCATACCTTTTTCCCGGATACAGGCACATAAAGGTACAGACCATTACCATCGAGAAGGCGGTATGGTTTTTCTTTCGGCTTTGCTGCTTCAATCTGCTTAACGGTGAGCATGGGTAAAAATCCGGTGGGTAAAATTATTTTATCCACTTTTTACCCGTCATGGAGTGCGGCTGTCAACGATCTGAAGCGAACCATGACGAACTGTGAATCTACGGAATGCTTGATATTCAGGGGATTTTGCGGACTGGTACGGATGGGAGCGAACTGATAAATGGTGTCCCCTGCAGGAATCGAACCTGCAATTAGCCCTTAGGAGGGGCTCGTTATATCCATTTAACTAAGAGGACAATGCGGCATGAGTATACCCGCTAATGGACTGCGGGGTAAGTACGCTGCCGCTCGATTGCTTAAACCCTCGCCATTTATGCTGGGTTTTTATCATTTTTCTTAATGTTTTCCGCACGTTCTGCTTTTTGGCGTGCTTCTGCTTTACGCTTGTTGCTCATGTCGTTACGAATCTGTGCATGACTCATTAACGCGAAGATAAAGGTGCCGCCGCAGATGTTCCCCGCTAAAGTAGGTAGTGCGAAGGGCCAGATGAAATCGCTCCAGTGCAGCGTGCCGTTAAACACCAGATAGAGGATTTCAACAGAACCGACAACGATGTGGGTGGTGTCACCCAGTGCAATAAGCCAGGTCATCAATATAATCACCACAATCTTTGCCGCACCCGCAGCAGGAAACATCCAAACCATAGTGGCGATCAGCCAGCCGGAAATGATCGCGTTGGCAAACATCTCGCTGGGGGTGTTCTTCATCACATCCATGCCGATTTTGACAAATGCATCGCGAGTTTCTTCATTGAAGATAGGCATATATTCAAATGCCCATGCAGCAATACCTGTCCCGAGAATATTACCCAGCAGCACGACGCCCCATAATCGCATAAGTAAGCCGACGTTGCTCATTGTCGGTTTTTGCATGACGGGTAGTACCGCAGTCACGGTGTTTTCGGTAAATAATTGCTGGCGGGCCATAATGACGATAATAAAACCAAAGGTATAACCGAGATTCTCCAGTAAGAAGCTGCCTGGCACTCCTTCCAGTTCGACATGAAATATCCCTTTTGCCAGTAGCGAAGCGCCCATCGACAGACCCGCCGCAATGGCTGACCACAGTAGCGCCATTGCGTCGCGTTCCAGCTCTTTTTCACCATCCTGGCGGATATGCTCATGAATTGCCATCGCCCGGGAGGGGAGTCGATCTTCATCTATTTCTATTTTTTTGCCGCGCTCTTTTTCTTCGCTCTCAACTTCAATTTCGTCGCTGTGTTGATCAATTTTGTCGTTGTCCATGGTCTCTTCTCTTGAATTAGCACGTATAGCTAAAGCGTAGCGGCTTTTTTGCTCGCAACTGGAGGGAGTTACTCTGAAAATGTAGAAAAGGCTGCGTTTGCCTTTTTCTGTTTCTATAGAATCAAGTAGCCTACAGGGCGGCGATTACCAGGCTATGATCAAATCAGCAAATCAGGGCGTCTGGACATCAGTTGACGTGCTGTTACAATCGCCCACACCTAAACAGGCGGATACGGTATCGTTCCGTCATGGATGGCAAACTGCATAAGCCATAAAAAAACAGGGAGACATTTATGAAGCTTCGCCTGTCGGCGCTTGCTCTGGGAACTACGCTTCTGGTGGGGTGTGCGAGTTCCGGTACAGATCAGCAAGGGCGTTCTGACCCGTTAGAAGGGTTCAACCGCACCATGTACAACTTCAACTTCAACGTATTAGACCCGTATATTGTTCGACCGGTCGCTGTCGCCTGGCGTGATTATGTTCCGCAACCGGCGCGTAATGGTTTGAGCAACTTTACTGGCAACCTTGAAGAACCTGCGGTGATGGTTAACTACTTCTTGCAGGGCGACCCTTATCAGGGGATGGTCCACTTTACCCGCTTTTTCCTGAACACCATTTTGGGGATGGGCGGCTTTATTGATGTTGCAGGGATGGCGAACCCGAAACTGCAACGGACTGAACCTCACCGCTTCGGTAGTACGCTTGGTCATTATGGCGTGGGTTATGGGCCTTACGTTCAGTTACCGTTCTACGGTAGCTTCACGCTGCGTGATGACGGTGGTGATATGGCGGATGGTCTTTACCCGGTTCTTTCCTGGCTGACCTGGCCGATGTCTGTGGGTAAATGGACGCTTGAAGGGATCGAAACCCGCGCTCAGCTGCTGGATTCCGATGGTCTGCTGCGTCAGTCGTCCGATCCTTATATTATGGTGCGCGAAGCGTACTTCCAGCGTCATGATTTCATCGCTAATGGCGGCGAACTCAAACCGCAGGAAAATCCGAACGCACAAGCGATTCAGGATGATTT